TATATTCTCTGAGATTAAAATCCATCCCCGCCGTTTGCAGGATCGTCGGCTCGCCAGTAAATCCAGCACATTGGACATAGGCACCGTGATTCTTGTTCTCATGTTTATTCAGACATGGTAATCCATTGAGCGAGTTACCTACATTATTAACATGGTCTGCGAGTAATACTCTATGTAGATTGTTGCCTCCTGAGTCTAGGATTCTTATATCTGATAAGCCTCCTTCGAATGTATCCATCCCATCCGTCCCAATTGAGTAAGTTGTTATATTTGCAGTTACACCAGAAAAACTAACTTCAAAGTCCTGCCATGTATTATTAGCTACGATAGTTGCGGCCAATGATATGCCGCCAATCTGTCCGCGATAAAGTGTATCACTGGAACTCTTTGCACGTCCTACTACTTTATGAGGAATGTCAGACAATTCCAAGTCTTCAAACTCCACTGAGTCACCTGCTCCATCTAAAGAGACATATCGACCTGTATAAAGGAATGCGTCGTTTGATGAGCCAGAAACGTCTTTAATTGATAAAGTTGTGGGCGAAATATTACTATTTAAATCCAGAACTCTCCCGATTTTAAAATATGTTATCGAAGAAACATTGCCTAATCTAATATGGTTCCTCGATATATATGGAACGTGATTAAACATAGTTATTAAGTAATATAAGCTCCAATTACATATACATCTTCTGCACCATCTACACCAATTACATACCATTCAGATAGGTCATCACTAGATACAGTTGTAGATGGGTTAGAATCATTTAAAATATAACCCGTTGATGTTGCTACACCAGACGCGCCAATATAAACAACATCACCACTTGCTACTGTAATTGTGATCCAACCTTTTTTAGCATTAGATGTGATCTGGACCGCACTAGTTGTTACAGTTGGTCTTACAGTAAATGGAACATCTTGGTATGATGTATTTGTAACAATACTTGCAGACTTTGTATCAACTCCACCCAAAAGTGCCTCTAATTCATCCGTATTCATATTAATGCTTGATAAATTTTCAGCATTGATTGAAGCATTGATCCCACCCGCTGGATATGTTAATGTTGCATATACCCCATTTGGGTAACTAGTTTCTAAATCCGTTCCAGCCGTATCCAACAGAACTACATTAGATGATTTTGCATTTGGAGCATCGATGATATTTTTATTGATGATATTCATTTTAATTATTTATAATGATCGCATCATTTTCGTTCAAACCTTGCCACCCAATATAGATAATCGCTTAACCTATTAATATATTGTGTAATATAATTATCTGAGGTCAATTTTGTAACATAAACTTCGGCCTCACGACATAAGGCCCGAGCCATATCAATATGTGATGATTTTAATCCTTCATCACCATATAATACCCAACCTGTGATTTTATATTCCTGTTCCTCAAGCATAGTTCTTAATCGTTCACCACATTTATCTAAATAATCAACATCAACAGGCGAAATTGCTGGTTGCTTCTTTTTATAATCACCCCATTTAGATGGATGAGTTGCAATCTCACCCTTTAAATATATTAATCTATCTTGGATTTTAAGAATCGAATCGGCAATTGTATGATCAAGTCCAACATTCCTTAAAATTCCTAGATATGAATCCAACGAATCTAACTTTGCAAGGCATTCGAAAATACCATTTGATTTTGACAGTCGTTCCCCTGAATATAACGATGTTGTTCCTGTATCGCCACTCTTTGTTGATATGTTTGGTAATTTATTTTTCATTGGTTAAATTAATTGGTTTGGTTCCCTACAAATCATCTATAAATGTTTAAATCTACGATTTACTATTTACTATTTACTATTTAAGTTTTTCATAAACTACATCTTATGTATTACAAACCTCGAAAGGGTCGTTATCATTATCTTAAACGTATTAAGCTGGACAAATTAATTTGTCCTGTAAAACATTTCAATAAACAAAATATAGGAAACCTCCCCAAAATTTTAGACTTCTACATCAATTTTAGTAATTGCATTAAATTCATCAATTTCATCCTGCATACCATTGATAGAATGTTGTAATGATGCGATTTTGTCTTCAACTTGAACTCGATTCAAGGACGTCTCATATTCAATTTCAACCATTGAAGTGGCTGAATACCCATTGATTCGTTCAATTCCTTCACGGGTAGTTAGGCCATTGTAGAATGGAATCTGCCCCTTTAATTCAGAAAGCCCAACTAACTTATCCGCAATTGGTGCAGATGCACGATTGAGTGACGCTTTAAGTCGAGTTAGATCGTATATATTATGCTCTAACTCGATAAACAAGTTAGGAACATCTTGTTTTGTTTTCTGATCAACTCTGCGGGAGTTTTCTGTTTGAATTAAGCGTTGCAAACGAGCTACTTCACCTGCAATGCGTTTTTTAACTTTTAGTCCTTTTGTAATATTCATATTTTGTAATATATAGTATATTTAATTATTTGTCAACCCTTTTCTTTGAAAACTTGTATTGTTGGCTGGGGAAAATATTTTCGTAGTCGAAAGAATTTGATTCCTTTCTTCTATTGAATATTTTCCCCAATTTTTGATATCATCTAATGATCGGTAACAACCCATACAATAATGATCTATTGGGTGAAGGTTACATTTACCGATACAGTTGGTTTTCTGTTGCACAATTAGAATGAGAGGTCACAACTTCCGTTTGAACACGCCTGTGCTCCCAACTCATCCGCATTTTGATGCACTGCTCGCTCCTCTTTATGTTCTTCCCAATCGATATCATTATGCTCACGTTTTAGGTCACACCATGTTTTCCATAGTGAAACGTGTTTTAGGCAATATGTAGCCTTTTTCACATTACCCTCAAAATATCTGTCGGCAAATTGTTTTATACGTCGAACCCAATCATGTTTAAGCTCACAATTATCGTATTTTTCACGTAATTCAAAATATGACGCAAGTTCTTTATAATTTCTACCCTTTGGATATTCTGGCTCAATGTCACATTCTTCAATTGGGATAATACCAAGCGCAATACTACATGCAGTCCACAAATTATTATCAAATACATGTAGACCATCTACAACCAATCCAGAAGCAAATACAGACGCATCGCCATATTCGCGAACTAACTCAGTAGGTGTTAAAATAGTTGAGAATGGGGCTTGTGCATAATCAAGATCGCCAGATGCTGCAAGTAATGAAATACCCGCAAATGTAGTTTGATTATCAAAAATAAATTTTTCAACATCTCCCCACTCATCATCCTTTACATTAATCGTATTTGATACATTATGTCTTAATACAGGTAACATACACCGATCAACTCTTGTGCCATATTCAACCCAATTTTGTTGCGTAAGCTTCACCTTCTCTAACAAATCCAATGCGGACACTTGATTCTTTGTGATTGCACCAGCGGGAACCTCACACAGAAAAGATACTACATTATCCGTTTTATTCGCTGACCACACAGAATCTTCTACAGACAGTGGGTTGATTTTTTCAAAAACTTTCCCACAGAATTCTTGCTTATTAACTTGAGTTCTACGAATGTATTTCTTTGCGTGATGGGGGTGAATACCTGATGAAGTCCCAAGGACACAACTGGTGGAACCCGCTGGTTTAACACAGGTTGTCCTTGCTGCTGTTTTAATTCCAATTAAGTTGGCTACCCTTTCATTAACTTCAAGTATCTTTAAAGCACCTTTACGTTGAATCTCTGGATCGAATAGAACATCTGGATTATCCATCCATCCCGTTATTGAACAACCCAATAACGCCTCTTGTTCAAAAATTTCTTTTGAAGTATCTGTAAGATATTTAAGGTCAGTATATCCAGCTTGGAGAGTTCCGATAATTGCAGATGCTTCACATGCCTGTAAGAAATTTTCCTCACTATCGCAAAATTTACCATTAATCTCTGTAAGATTACACGCATGGAACCCAGTTCTACCGTCTTTAGTTTTTGGGTATAGCCCAATTTCGACGCATGGGTTGAATCCAATATCCAAATCGTCAGTCCATATAAATCCTGGCTCCCCAAATTCTTTTGTAGATTTCATTATCTTAGCAAATTCTTCATCTGAGACATTACCACGAAGTAGAGCAACAGAATTGTTTGATCTAGCACGATGGGGATTATCAACAAACCAATTACCAGTTTTTGCATTTAGCATCTCATCATCCTCTTTAGAAAATAGGCAAAGTGTTGCTGATCTTCGAACCCCACCTGATAAAACTGCGTCGGATATGTGCATTACTATGTCGTATGCGTCAATTGGATTAATTACCCAACTATCAGTTTCTCCACGTAATTTAGCCCTTTGGGATAATAGATTTTGAATTTTATCTAATGAAGATTTCAGCCCCAAATGTCCTGGAGCCTTAAACCTATTTGCAATTAACTCCCCCTCTGCGCGAATCTTAGAATAATCAAAAATAACGGGTTCACCGTTATATCTATCAAACTCACCCCATGATTTTTTAAACCATGATGACACTAATACACCCACAGCATCTGCCCACCCTTCAATTGAATCTTCAATCACAAAAACCTTTTGTGATTTATTTTTTTGGCTATTAACCCGATCTTCCCATGAATGTAATTCGCCTAATTTAGCTATATGTTGGGTTTGGACAGAAAACCCAACACCACACCCACATAGTAATGAATACATCATTTCTTGAAATACGCGCCCCCTGTCTATATATGTATATAGACAATTAAACATCTTTAAGTTATGTTTAAGAATAGGCGCACTTGCAAACTGTAAGCTACGTTGAGAAGCTAATACACGTTTTTTCTTTTGTTGGGTTTCTGCAAAATTTATCAAACCCGTCAACTCTGGGTTAGTTTCAATTTGTTTTGAATATTTTTCTCTATGCATATCGAATAATCTAGTTACAGCCTCGCCCCACGTTTCTCTACGTTTCTCTACGTCGTTGTATTGTGAATATCTACTGTAAAATGTATAATCAGATAATGCTTTAATGCTCATATTTTGTTATTTGTTAATTGTTAATTGTTATTATACCAGAATTATTACATAATCGCAACCATATTCGGGTTTAATTATTTACTAATTAACCGAGTGAAGTATAACCCGTTCATGAAAAAGGACTTATGAATATGATAATTCATAAGTCCTTGATGGTTAATACGTTAAGGTTAATTCAACTATTCTAAAATAATTGAATTAAAATCCTAAAAGTCTGCGTCTGCGTTTTTCTCTAGTTGCTTTAGCATTTAGTTCAACTTGTGATGTAGAAATCACAACTGATGGATCAATTGTTTCTTCTACAGGATCAATTACTTCTTCTACAGTCTCCACTACAGGATCAATTGTTTCTTCTACAGGATCAATTACTTCTTCCTCTTTTTTAACTGTAGGGGTTACTTTATTATACTTGCGAGTTGTTTTCTTTTTAGTTGGTTTCTTTTTAGTTGTCATGTAATTATTTATTAAAAATATACTATTTTAGTATTCTTTCTTCTCCCGTTTGTTTATTAATTAATGTATAGACCTTCCGTTCGTCTTTTTTATATAGATACCATTTTAATTTATGTGATTCCCATGCCGACATTGCAGCGCGTTCATTTTTATAATTTCCAAACCATCCACACCACATATCAAATCCCCAATCTCCATTTTTCTTATTATAAGCTGTATATTCTTCAAGATTCATAGGTTCGCTGACATGCTCAACCCATTTGCCATCTATCCCAGTTTTTTCACTCCACCGTCTATAAAAAATAGCATCATCGCGCCAACTGACTTCAATTGTCCAAGGTTTTTTACCAGCGTTCTTACCCCTCTTACCCTTTTTCACATCAGGGGCAGGTAATTGTTTGTCATGTTTAAACTGTGCGCGTTCTTCATTCATAATTTGTATTATATGGATATTATATTACTTGTCAACTGTTTTTCCAAACTCTTCTTGAGAAATAATTTCAATACCCAACGCTTGTGCTTTTGTTATTTTACTTCCAGTCGATGTTGTATCTTTAGTAACCAATATTGTTGTATTCTTGGTTACTCCACTAGCAATCTCACCACCATTTTCTTCAACGATTGCCTCCCACTCTTTATTACGGAAGCCTGTGAAACAAATCTTTTGATCTTTAAACTTAGACTCAGATGATACTTGTGAAGCTGTAATGATTGAATACTTATCCTTGATCAACTCTAAATATGCAATAAACTCATTATACCCTTCCATCACAATATCAGCACTCTTAGTATCATACCCTTCTGCGCCAACAATATCACCATATGTAAGCGTTCCATCAATTAATGCAGTTGGTTTATTATGTGCAACTAAATGCTTTTGCAACTTCTTAAATTTACGAACCCCAATACCAATTCCAAATGATGGATAACTACCAGCAAGCTTTTCAATAGGGATTAGCGTAAGCTTTTCACGAATGCCGTCATAAATCTTCTCACCATTCTTACCAATAATATCAACTAGACCGCCTTCATCCATATTAACAATCATATCAGGCGTAATATATCCTTTATTAACCAATTCAATAACTGAACCTTCCTTAAGATTTGGAATATCTAAGGATGTCGCCCATGATACGATTTGTTTAACGATTACATCTAAATTACCGTCAGAATTAATCAATTCTAAATCAACATATGCTCCATTCCACGTATAATTCCATATATCTTTTGGCATATCAGCAACTGTCGAAGTTACTACATTAAGTATATATGGGATAACATCGCCACTGCGGGTCATATTTACAACAGTTCCTTTACCAATATTATTATCCTTAATATATTTAGCGTTGAAACCAGTAGTATATTCAATAGTTACTCCACCTAAATCAAATGGCCCTAATTTAATACGAGGTTTTGCCTTACCGTGTTTAGAAAGATTCCATTCAACACCCTCAACTGTAGCGAGATGATAATTAGAATCATCTATTACTTTATATTTAATAGAGTATGGGGGATTGATAGAATCTGTGGTTTTACTTGATTCAAATGTCGAACGAATGGTTTGATCATCAATATCAATAACAATACCGTCAATATCAATATCAAGTGCTCGTTTGCGACGACTGATATACTCATTTAAAAATGTATCAGTTAGATCGCTACCCTTGACAGTTGTGAATTCAACAGCTGTAAACCCTAATTTAGATAATAAAGATAATTGATCATATTTATCCATGGCTTCGCCCATAATATCATATGCAAATACATCCATCAATTTAAGAGCTTTAGTATCTACAGATTCTTGATTCATCAATCCCGCCATACAGTTTCTAGGATTCCTGTATTCAGACCCATCTTTACGTGTTACAATTTTTTTAACAACTTCAAAATTTGTATTAGAAAATTCAATTTCAGCGCGAACTGTCATCTTTCTTCCGATATACTTAGGTAGTGATGAAATCTGTTTAACGTGCCGCGTGATGTCTTGCCCCTCATATCCATCCCCACGTGTCAACGCAATTTGTAAAGCCCCTGTGTCGCCATATACGAGCAATACGGATATACCATCCATCTTATCAGTGATAGTAATCTCTTCATTTTCTAATTTCTTAGATTTTACCCACTTTTGGATATCGCCAACTTGAACTTGATCCAAACTACCCATAGTATATGGCAACTTTTGCTTAGCTGTGCGAACTGCTGACCCAATACCCATAAAATATGAGTTATTAGGATCAATATTTTTAGCAATTAAACGTAACGCATCATATTCAGCGTCACTAATAAATGGTTCGCCAGTATTGGCATATTCATCGTCAGCGATAGTTAGAATCCTAAAAATACCTTTAGTGTATTGATTATTAAGAATTTCGAGTGCAATTTTTCTGTTCATAAGTGAATTAGAATATAATTATTAAGCGTTGTCAACATTTTTAAAATTTATTTCCGCACCATCAACATAGAATCGTAATTCACCATCCATATTATGATGCGAACCCATTTCATCCCTAATTGAAGTCAATTATCTAATTAGTTTATCTAATTAGTTTATCTAATTAGTTTATCTAATTTATTTTCACTTTCCTTCATAACAAGTTGGTGTTTTAGGCTTGGAATCTTTTGTTGTATCGGTTTTTAATCTTCGACACATTGGAAATCCAAACGCTGGGTCGAAGAAATGTTTGCAGGTTTTGCATGTTACGTTTTGGCTTGTAGTATTCATATTTGAGGTATATTATAGTAAATATGTGAAATTGTCAAGTTTTTTTTCAAATACCATTAACCCACAATCCCAAATCCTGTCATACTTATTATTTTTAAGATTCTCCCACTCTGACAAAGTTTCATCATAATTATCTAATTTCTTTTCAAGCCTACTCCTCTGGAATAACTTTTTATGATACGATTTATACGGACACTTCCCAGTAGTTACTCGGTAATTTGGGGGGTTAGTTCTAATATGGCCAAAGCCCATTTTAAAATATAAATCTCCATCTGACCATTTTTTATCAGCATAGGAAATGATTGTATTTGGTGTATAATTTCTTTCAAAAAATTTAAGTAGCTTAGATGCCCCACCAATAACATAAAAATTAAATATCCCACAAAATCTTTTTAAATCATATCCCCCCTTAGTATTCATTAAACAATTAGATTCACCATATACATGTCCAAATGTCATCACCGAAACTAATTTATTTTTATAAAATAAACCTAAGTGGATGCTAGAATTATCATCACCCTGTAAATGGTATTTTTCTAAAAATGACGATTTTACGCCAGACTCAATCACCCTAACTTCACATTTTCGTGCATATAGTTTGTTTGTTTTCTTATTCAAAATACTCCGTAACCTATTCAAAACTATCTTAGGCTTATGGACTATTTCATCCTCAAATATATGTATTAATTTTATACCAATGTTTTCACACATCTTAGATTTATTTAAGTGATATTGCCTACCTTTCTTTCCTATATGCTCCGTATGATACCTAAGCCCATTAACTTCTATGGCTATATTATAATCAGGTAAGTAAAAATCTAACTCAAATGGTGAAATCAACCCTAATTTATGTTGAGTGTAATTCACATTATATCTAATCAATATACTTTCTATATAATCCTCTAACCGAGATTTTTTATTCCCACACTTTGGACACCCGTTGCCCATGGTATAATGATCAAAAATTGATTGGTTAAATACACCATGATTCGGGCATACTATATCTATTTTTGTTCTAGTTATACCATCATATACATCTTCTTTAACTAGTGAATAATCGTAAAAATTTTTATGTGTTTCTTCACATGATTTAATAAAATCACTAAACGATATTCGTTTCTCATCTTCTAAACATTTTGAGCACCCCCCATGCTTGGCATACAAATGGGTGTTTGCGGATGTTAAAAATCTATGATCATGCTTCTTACATGTTAAGTAACTCTTATTAAATATCCCAGTATATATAAAATTATCATATATAAAATTATCACCGAATATGTCTTTAGATTTTTTAATAAATGTATCTAAATCCCTAACCTTAATAGATTCCTTCGAATACCCATATCCACGCAAATGGTTAAATGGAGTTTGTTCAAATTCTCCATATTCTTTACTTATGATAGTAACCTTCTCATGCATCCCCGTATAATAAACTTTAGAATAATCATATCTATCGCCATATACATCACTAAATCTTTTGAGAATAACATTTTGAGATATTGTATATCTTTCTGATAATTCCTCATTTGAACAATGTGGGCATCCTTGTTTATTTGTTATATGGTTAATGTAGGTTTTTTCAAATACTCCGTGGTGTGGGCATATTATTTTAACTTTTGTTGAATTGGATTTGTATTTAACTAATTTGTAATCGTATTTATTATTATGTATCCCCTTAGCGGCTTTGATAAAATCACTGTCGGTTAATTTCTTACTAGAACATTTAGGGCAACCCTGCTTTTGGGATAAATGCTTATTTGGAGCTTTTTCAAATACCCCATGTTCTGGACATATTATTTTAACATGATCCTTACTTGATATATAGATAGCTTTAGAATAATCATATCTATCACCATGGACAGCATTTGCCCTCTCAATGAATGTTTTTGTTGTTATTTTTTTCACCTTTTTATATATTTATACTAAAGAGGTAAAATTGTCAAGTTTTTTATTGAAAATTACACAAAAAATAAACCCCACCTATTTAGGTGGGGTTTAAGAAGTTATGTAACTATTCCTTAATGGTTACAGTATGAAATAATATAGAAAAATATCATTTCTTTAAATTTTTAAAAATTTTGGGGTCACTGCAAACCCCTCTATCTCATCCATTTCAATTAAGAAATACTTTGAGATTGCTTTTTTCATAATAGTCACTACACGTATAGATCTTCGGTCATGAACACGCTGGTTTGGCCTGGTTCGAACGCTTTATTAAGGTTCTTGACGATAATCGCATGATAGAACAATGCACTACCAAACAGGTGGTCAACAACGCCGTAACGGGTCATTAGTCCCGTAATTGGGTTGAAACGAACTGGATCGATTGTGCGTTGAATCATAACAGGGATATATGGGCAATAAATGATCCCAGTGTCGAAGAATTCAGGGCCTTTATAGCCAAGAAGTGCATAATCGACAGCAGTATTAGCATCGCGTGTTCCAGCATGATACTGAGCTTCAGTTCTTGTGTCACGATAAACGTTAAAACGTCCAGCGAGTGTTCCAAGTTTTGCAATCCCAACAGGTTGAGTATTTACATTACCTTGAACTGGCAAGAATTGGAACTGAGGAAGATGCTCGATCATAGCACAAACCGATGGAGTTGCAACAATGAAGTTGGCAGCACCACGACGATTGCGGATAGCAATACGATTTGATTCAACAAGAATCTTTTGATAGAAGTGAACATTACGCTCACCAGTCCAACGTGCGTCAGCAGATGCAGGTTCCCAGATGGAATAACCCTTACCACGCCCAGCAGTTAAGCAAGTTTGAACCATACGCATGATCATTTCACGGTCGATTTCTGCTTGAATCTCGTAAGACATAGCATTAGTCATTTCGTTATCAATGTCAATACCATTCATGGCACGAACGTCTTGTTCTAGTTCTACAGACCACTTAGCTGCTAAACGACGAGTTCCAGCTTCAACGGCAGTCTTCTCGAAAGAGATAACCATTTGAGGAATTTGATCATTAAGCTCGAAGCTTTTAAGTAGATCAGCAACACCTTGGTCTTGACCAACCATATTGAAATCTGCATTACCACTAAGTTCACCCGAAGATGTCCCTGTGAAACGAGTATCAAGATCGTTGTAACCAACTTCTTTTTCATCAGCATAAGAAGAGTAGTTGCTTGGGCGCGAGTCAGAACTATTACCACCAAGTGAATCAGATTCATATCTGTAACGTAGTGCGAACGCGAGTCCGACAGGGCCAGACATAGGCTGGACACCAACGATTTCATTCGTAATAAGTTCTGGGAACGTTCTACGAATCATCGGAATTAATACTTTAGGGAGACGAGCGTCACCTGTAGCATACGAGTCTGAGGAGAATTGAGTTGCACCATTAGAACCGAGACCTGCGCCAGCATTTGGACCATAAGCACCACCACCAACAGAATTGGCATCTTCATTGATGACTCTTGGACTATGACCATTTTCAACACACCATTGCTCTTGATTTTCAAGAAGCATAGCAGTATTTAGGCGCAAATTACTTTCTACAATTGGTTTAACCCGTTCCGAACTGAAGTCAAGAACTTTTCCCCACTTTGACAAAAGGGTGTTTGCACGTCCTTTGTCAATATAAGCGTTGTTTGGTTTATTCATAATATTTATTTTTCTTTTAATTGTTTTTGTTTAATTTGTTTCTTTTGCCTTACTTAACTCAGGTGTGTTACCTCATTTAATACTTAAAATTTACTAACGATTAACTCGTTATATAATTATTTATAAAATTCTCTATATTTTTTTAATAGTTGCCCCAATTTTCGAGACCTTCCATATATTGATCTGCATGTTCAACAATAACCCGTTCTTCTGGTTTTTGAATTTGACGATCAATACCTTCACTAATTACTTTAGTCTTACTACGAGCAGATGCTTCTAAACGCTCATTAGTTTCATTTTCATTTTCATCAAAAAATTGAAGAGTGTAATCAAAATTTTCTTTAATGAAATCAATTGGTTTGTTAGCAAGAACGCGCTTTAAATATTCTTTCTTAACCTTTGGAAGACCTTGGGACTTTTCTTCAATTAACTGTGAACGATAGACACTTACCTTTTCAATAAGAAGTTCTTTACGTTCTTTCTTAAGTTGAGCAAGTTCTTCTACTTGTTTAGAAATTGTTTTCTTTGCATCCATGATACCTTCACGGACGATTTGGGTTTGATTTACCTTATCCATACCTATGATCTTACCGATTTGTTCAAGAAGCTGACGAGAGCGTGTGTTTTCAACAGCCTTTGTAAGTTCTTGTTTAGGGATTTGTTCTTCAACAACAATATCAAAATATTTATCAACCTTATTTACGAGGTCATCTTTGAACTTTTTAGATTCAGTTACATAGGCAGTTTTATACTTACCAATAAGTTGACGAAGGGCTTTGGTATTTTTTTTATCCATACCTTCAACAAGCATTTTCATTTTCTTAGTATGATCTACGTCAATATGTTCAAGAAGTTTCTTAAGTTTACCAGCATAATCAGAATCTTGTTTAGCAAGGGCTGATTCAAGTTTAAGATCATTCTTAGATGCGCTCTCTTTAACAAGCTCTTGCGCTTTTAAATCAATAGCTTCCACAATTTTAGTAAGGTTTTCTTCTGACAGAGTATCCTTTGTTGCTTCTTTTAATAGTTGTTCGATGTCCATATTAGTTTTGTTTTGTTGAAGAGTTTAAGACTTTAATTCTATCGCTGATTTTAGATTCAACGATGGCTTTTACATTACCTTTGGCTTTTGCATAATCACCATCAGAAATGTTTTTTAGAAGGATTGAAATTTGTTTTTTAGATTGCATTTTAATTATTTATAAAAATGGTTATGATTTATAAATTAAACGTAGCTGCGATTATAAAAAGGTGCTGTAATTAGGCGTAGTTAGGGTATGCTGAGAAGTCGGCCTCGGTGAGTGTGTAGGGGGTGGAGACTCCCGCCTGTGGCGGTGGCTTCGACTTCGATCAGCCTGAGAGTCTGGTTTAAGGGTATGTGTCATAGGTTAAGGCGTGGTAAAGGTGTAAATGCCAAAGGTCGCTAGGTCTGGAGTGGCCACGTCGTTAGCAGAGGAATCTTCGATGCTGCCGAAGTCATCATCGACGCGCCAGACAACAAAGGACGTATCCCAGTAAAGGAGTCTATCTGCCCCTGATGGCAGCCCCCCTTTGATACGGTAGCTCATTTTCCCACCAAATGTGCCATTCTCAACCCACAAAGATTTGTTACCTGTCCCATCATCACCGATTAAATAGTTCAGGGTGGTGAAGTTTGGATAGGCTGAGAAATCGGCGGGTGTCACGGTGTAGCCTGTGCTGATATTCGCCTTCATGAACAACTGCGCGTTTTTTCCATGCATAGTAATCACTTCCACCATCACCAACGTATGACTTCATTTGATATCCATTATAATAGTGATTATTTTTTCTTTTTTCTTGTTGAATATTTTTACCTAACGTCTTATTTTTGTTTTAACAACTGGCTCTTCATCGATTAATCCCTCCATATATAAATCTACATCGGAATTAATTATTTCTCTATTAAATGGGGTTACGATTGGCATATGTTATTGAATATTGCGGATAAATTTTAAAATTTGTTCAGTAAGATATTCATCAATTTTTTTTAGATGGTAAAGAATTTATAGATTTTTCTAACCCATCATAGATAATTTCATTGCCTTGATTATAGTTAATTATAAATTCTTTATTTTCTAAAATACCATTCATGAAACAACTTGTATTTTTACCTTGACCAGATGGATTGGCAACTGTAACAGAGACAGCATCTAATGATTCTAACAGTTCTTTCTTGTTAGCAGCAGTGAGGTATTTAGCGTCTGCGTTACGAGACAGAACAAAGTTTTTAGTGGCCATAGTGGTGTGTTATAATGTTAAAAAGATTAAACATGCCAAATTAAAAGTTAAAACCTGGGTCGATTATTGGGTCCATACCGAACCAATCAATATCGGCGTCGAGGGCATGTGTGGTATTCAACACGCCTTGGATGTATACTGTCTGTGCCGATGGTGCGTCGATTGATACGCCACCTGCGCCTGTGATGATGGTGCAGTTCTTGAGCTGGATGTTGCGATCACTAGTAGCCCCGTAGGAGATACCCTTAGACGATGCCGTGGTGTTTACAAACCCACAATTGTTGGCGATGAATGTGCCAGACCAGCTTGCGTCAAACTCAACTACTTCCGCGCCTGATTCGGTGGATTCGATTCGGGAATTATTTATGATTAGTGAACCTGCGTCAGATAAGTAGATTGGAGGGTGAATAGTTCCATCGTATGAAGTGTTGGCGTTATTGATTGTCTGAGTTCCGCCATTGCAATAAATAAACGTCTCCGCGTTTCCTGCTGTCTGAGTTCCGCCATCGCATTGAATAGAAGTCCCCGCGTTTCCTGCTGTCTGAGTTCCGCCAGAGCATTGAATAGAAATCCCCGCGTTTCCTGCTGTCTGAGTTCCTCCGCCATTGCAAAGAATAAAAGTCCCCGCGTTACCTGCTATTTGAGTTCCGCCAGAGCAATAAATATGAGTCCCCGCGTTGCCTGCCGTTTGAGTTCCGGTATTGCATTCAATAGAAGTCCCCGCGTTGCCTGCCGTTTGAGTTCCGGTATTGCATCGAATGTAAATTCCCGCGTTTCCTGCTATTTGAATTCCGCCAGAGCATTGAATAGAAGTCCCCGCGTTTCCTGCCGTTTGAATTCCGCCACCGCAAAGAATATCACCCCCAACATCCCCCTTACATG